GTTGCGGCTTACACAAAACTAGCTGCATCTGATCTTGTATTTAATATAACCAGCGTTAGCGCGCCCGGGGTATTAAATGCTGATAGCGGCGACTTGCTTACCGCTGAGTTCACCATATCCATACTATCGAGCTGGAGTTAAACCATGTCATACACAGATGAGGATATTGCCTTCTTAATCAAAATTGGGCAGATCACAGAAGCACCAGTAAAAGAAACAAAAACCAAAGCACCCGTAACCGAGAAAATCGAGGAATAAACAAATGGCCGTATATTTAAATAATACAGTCGTTGTAACTCTTAACTCAGTAATACTTACTGACCATGTTACATCGGCAACTATCAACCGCGTATTCGATGAACTCGAAGTAACTGCTATGGGCGATACAGCTCATAAGTTCGTTAAGGGTTTAGAAGCAAGCACAATTACTTTAGATTTCCTAAGCGACACAGCAGCAGCAAACGTGAACGCAACCCTGCAAGCCGCGTGGGGTACAACAGTGCCTATTACACTAAAGCAGACAAGCGCAGCGGTATCAGCTACTAACCCGCTATACAGCACAACAATCCTTGTAAACAACACAACCGATATTAACGGTGCTGTTGCTGACATAGCCACACAATCAATTACATTTACTTGTAATTCACCAGTTGTAATTACTACTACCTGATAAAAACAAAAGGGGCTAAAGATGGCAAAGTTAAAAGTAACAAAAATAGATGGCAACGTATCTGAACACCAGATAACACCATCGATTGAGTACGCGTTCGAGCTGTACGCAAAGAAAGGCTTTCATCGCGCTTTTCGCGAGGATGAAAAGCAAACCGATGTGTACTGGTTAGCGTGGGAATGTTTAAGAGCTGCTGGCGAAACCGTGCCAATTTTCGGGGCAGAATTCTTAAAGACACTTAAAAAGGTTGAGGTTCTGGATGATGACCCGGAACTATAGGGCGTGACTCGTTTACTTACTTGATCGCACGGATCAGTTTGGAAACGGGAATACCGCCCAATGATTTAATAGCACTAGATAGCAGGATGTTTAAAACATTAATGCAGGCGATGAAAGACAGGAATAAGGAGATAAAAGATGCCAGTACAAGTAAAAGGCGGCATTGAACTCCGTAAAGCCCTAAAGAAATTTACGCCTGATCTAGCTAAAGAAACGCAAGCAGAAATGGCTAGTTTGCTCAAGCCTATTTCATCTAAAGCTAAAGGTTTTATTCCACGCCAAGCACCCCTATCAGGCTGGGGTAAAGAATCTATTAATGGCAAATTTCCATTATGGGAAGGTTCAGCGGCTAGAAGCGGCGTAGGTTATAAGACTACGCCTAGCAAGCCTAACCGCCAAGGCTTTAGAGCATTAGCGCGTATTCAAAACGCATCTGCATCAGGTGCTATTTATGAAACCGCTGGCCGTGTAAGTCCTAATGGCCGTGAACAGGGTGCTGCATTTGTTGTCCAGTTACCGGGTCACAAAGATTTTGGTAAAAATAAAGTAGGTGCTAATAAAGGCCAAGGCCGTAGCCGTAACCCACAAGCAGGCTACATATTTGTACAAGCTATAAACCAATACGGCACTATTGTAGATGCCAATAATCAAACAGGCGCAGGCCGTAGATCACGCAAAATGAAAGGCCGCGCAATCTTTCGCGCATGGAAAGAGGACGGCGGCAAAACTAACGCAGCTGTCATTAAAGCGATCGAAATATCGCGAGATAAGTTTAACAAGGCTGTGGGGTATAACTAATGGCCGTTGATCCATCAGTGAGAATTGATATTGCCGCTGAGTTCACCGGCAAAAAGGCATTCAAGCAAGCAGATACAGCTACACAAAAACTTACAAAAAGTGTTAAGTCCTTAGCTGGTGGGTTAGGCTTGGCTTTTGGTACGGCCGCTGTACTCAACTTTAGCAAAGCAGCAGTTAAAGCCTTTGCGCAAGATGAGGCAGCAGCAAAAAGATTAACCCGTGCCGTAGATAATCTTGGCATTGGCTTTGCTAATCCTGCCATTTCTAAATATATTGCCGATCTTGAAAGATCAGCTGCTATTGCCGATGACATTTTGAGGCCAGCATTTCAGGGGCTATTAACCACTACGGGATCATTGACCCAATCACAAAAGTTATTAAACGATGCTATAACTATTAGCCGTGCATCGGGTATTGACTTGGCCACAGTTTCAACCGATCTTGCCCGAGGTTATGTAGGTATTACTAAAGGCTTAAAAAAATACAACACAGGACTTACAACAGCTGAGATAAGTTCAATGTCTTTTGCTCAAGTTTTAGGCGTAATTCTTACAAGGTCTGCAGGCGCAGCTGATGATTACCTTGAAACAACTCAATTTCGTATGGATTCTCTAGGCATCGCAACAGGCAACGCAGCCGAAATTATTGGCGGCGGTTTAGTTAATGCTTTTGCGCGCATTGGTGGTGGTACAGAGGCAACCGATGCTGCTAAGGCTATTGAAACTATTGCCAAAGCTATTGCAACTACTACTGAAGTGGCTGGCGGTTTAATAGGCGTAATTCCTAATTTACTATCTACATTAAAAAATCTGCCAAAAAATATTCTTGGTGGAGTTGCGGGATTATCACCAAATTTACGACCGGCATTAACTAAGCCGACCCCAACTCCTGTTAAAACACCTGTACAACTAAGTGCAGAAAAACAAGCCAAGGCATTAGCAAAATTAGAAGCTGATGCTATTAAGCGACAAAAAGCATTAATAGCTTTACAAAACAAACAAACCGCTGCGGCAAAAAAGGCTGCTGCTGATCAAGCCAAACTTTCTAAAGCGCAATCAATTTTTAATTTAGATCAGATCCAGATTGAAGCTGCGTTAAAAGGCAAGATTTCAGAGAATGAAAGACTGCGCCTAGAATTACAGCGTGCCATCCTTAATGAAGATTATGATCTTGCTGCCAAATTACAGAAAGAATTAGAGGCATCCCAGCGGGCTATCGGTGCTTTACAGGGGCAACTACAGAGCATTAAACCAGCCGCTAATCCTTTTGACTTATGGATAAAATCCTTAGATGAGATTGCACTAATGCTACAAAAGCTGTACGCAGGCGATGGTGGAACAATTAGGCCTTTTATCTCAAAAGACACATCCACAATGACTACAAATCAATTTGTAGATTACGCACAAGAAACTGCTGATGCAGCTACATTGGCTGCTATAGAGGCTGAGAAAACGGCAGCTTACGCTGAAACCTTTGCAAAACTGATGGCTTCTGGCTCTAGCACTTTTGCTGGCTTGGCTTCGGCCGTTGATACTAAATATAATTACAACTTTGGCGATATGAGTGATGTGATACCAACAGGCGGCCAAACAGCTTTCTCAGGCGGCAGCTCAGTTACAGTAAATGTACAAGGCTCAGTATTAGATGGTAATGATTTTGTAGATATTGTTAATAACGCTTTGCTTAACTCGCAAAAGCAAGGCCGATCACAAGTCGCAGCAGGGGCGTTGCCATGACCGTACCAACAATTAATGCGCTTATTAACTTTTCAACCGGGCCAAGTTTTGCGCAAGCATTTATTATTGGAGAAGGCATATTAGGTACTAATATCTTGGCAGACTCAGCTGCGCTTATAGTTGATGTAAGCAACGTGGTAGATAGCGTAAGCACTAAGCGTGGTCGATCAGCTACAGCCGATGAATTTCAAACAGGCACATTGACCTTGCGCATTGTGGATCAGAATGGCGATTTTAACCCACAGAACGCAAGCAGTCCTTACTACGGTTATTTAACGCCTATGCGTAAAGTATCTATATCGGCTACATCGGCAGGCGTTACCTATCCTATGTTTAGTGGGTTTATTACAAGCTACACAACCACTACCCCGTTAAACGCAAACGATGTTGTTTATACAACTATTTCAGCTGTAGATGCTACGCGCCTAGCCCAGAATGCCCAAATTAGTACCGTTACAGGTGCAACTGCTGGCGATTTAAGCGGAACAAGAATTAACCAAATCCTGAACACTATTGGCTGGCCTACATCGATGCGTGATGTTGATGCTGGTTTAACTACTTTACAAGCAGACCCCGGCACTGCCCGTACTGCCCTAGCAGCTTTAACTACTGCCACTAATAGCGAATATGGCGCAATATATGTGAATAAATCGGGATCGTGGACATTTCAAGATCGCACCGTAACGGTAGCAAGTGTTGCTGCTACGCCTACCGTGTTTAACGATAACGGTACAGATATTGGCTACGCCAATGCCGTGTGGCGTTTAGACGATACCTTGGTATTCAACCAAGCCAATATTACGCGCACGGGTGGCAGCGTTCAATCATCAACTAACGCAGCTAGTGTGGCTAAATATTTTGCTCACACTTACAATCAGCAAAACTTATTGATGCAGACCGATGCGGTGGCACTGGATTATGCCCGTGCTTATGTGGCTAGTCGAGCAGAAACTAGCGTTAGATGCGATGCTATTGAGTTAGACCTTTACACAGATAATTATGCCAATGGCATTTTAGCTGCGCTTGATCTTGATTTCTTTGACCCGGTAACTATTACAACTAATCAACCTGGTGCATCAACACTTACAAAAACACTACAAGTATTCGGCGTAGCTCATACAGTCACACCGAATAAGTGGCGCACAACCTTTACAACTTTAGAGCCTATCATTGACGGGTTTATTATTGGTTCAACCAGTTTTGGAGTTTTAGGAACAAATGTACTTTCTTACTAAAGGAGATAAATAAATGGCTACAGGATTCCCAGCAATTACGGGTGACGTGCTTACCAGTTCAATGTTTAACGGACTGGTGGCCTTTACCCTTAATGCTCAAACAGGCACTACCTATACAGCAGTTTCAACTGATCAGTATCAAACGCTAGTCACCATGTCTAACGCATCGGCTAACGCGTTTAAGATACCTACTAACGCATCTGTGGCTTTTGCTACTGGCACGGTTATTACGGTTATGAATATTGGCGCAGGTGTCTGCACGATCTCAGCTGTAACACCCGGCACAACTACCGTTCTTAGTGGCGGCGCTACTGCGGCATCACCTACTTTGGCTCAATACAAGTCAGCCGCGCTTATTAAGACTGGCACAGATGCTTGGTACGTTGTGGGTGCTATCGCATAATGCTTAATACAATCGTAGGTACTATAAGTAGTACAGTCATTTCTGCTACTGGTGGCACTATCGTTACATCTGGTGGATTCAAATATCACACATTTACTTCCAGTGGCACTTTTACCGTAAGCGGTGGAAGTTTATCTTGTGAAGTTTTGGTAGTAGGTGGCGGCGGTGGCGGTGGCGGTAACGTTTCCAATGGTAACTCTGCTGGTGCTGGTGGTGCTGGTGGTTATCGATCAGCAACTGGCCTAAATATCAGTTCTGCTATTTCAGTAACAGTGGGTGCTGGTGGTGCTGGTGGTGCTGGTACTGGTGTGGGTGGTGCTAACGGCACTGATTCAATTTTTTCAACAATCACATCAACTGGCGGCGGTCGCGGTGGTGGTTCACAAACAGATGCGCCTAACAATGGTGGTTCTGGTGGTGGCGCAGGCGCTACTAGCGCGAGTTCACCGGGGTCTGGTAACACACCATCAACTTCACCTTCACAAGGTAACAACGGTGGCACTGCAACAACTACTGGTGCTTATCGTGGTGGTGGTGGCGGTGGTGCTACAGCGGTTGGTGCTAATGGCAGCGGCACTGGTAACGGTGGTACAGGTTCTAATGCCCTTTCAACTTGGCTATCAGCTACTAGCACTGGTGTTGGTGGTTATGTAGCTGGTGGCGGTGGCGGTGGCGCATACGCAGGAACTGCTGGTACTGGTGGTTCTGGTGGCGGCGGTAATGGTGGTTATACATCTGTTGCCACTGCTGGCACAGTAAATACCGGTGGTGGTGGTGGCGGTGGCGCAGGTGCTGCAGCTGCTGGCACATTTACAGGTGGTGCTGGTGGTTCAGGTCTAGTAATTGTGAGGTATGCAGTATGAGTCATTGGGCAGAATTAGATGATAAAGGTTTAGTGCTACGGGTACTTGTAGGCGATAACGATGCGCCAGATGAAGGCGAAGCCTTTTTGGAGTCACTTGGCGGCACATGGGTAAAAACCAGTTACAACGGCAATATTCGCAAAAACTTTGCTGGCATTGGTTTTACTTATGACACAGTGCGCGACGCTTTTATAGCGCCTAAACCAGAAAATGCTACAGGTTTTGATGAGAATACTTGCCAATGGATAGTGCCAATAAATGACAGTCATTAGCTATAACGGCTGGCCAGCCTCTAAAGAAGTTGAGTCGATCCGTATCAAGTCTTACGCGATTAAGGGCAGCCATGTAAAGCTGCGCTGCGCCTATTTAGCTGCGCCTTTACTCGTTGCTTTTGCTGAGGATTTTAACGAGCTAATCGAGCCGATCGATGGCGGTGCGCTAGACGACTGGGGATACTGCTATAGAGATGTTAGAGGCGTACCGGGCAAGTTAAGCAATCACAGCAGTGGTACGGCTATTGACCTAAACGCGACTAAGCATCCGCTAGGCAAGGCTGGCACATTCCCAGCTGAGAAAATTCCAATGATCCAAGCATTGACTAAAAAATACGGCCTTAACTGGGGCGGTAATTGGACACGCAAAGACGAGATGCATTGGGAAATAGCACAAGACCCTATAAAATCAGCAAAACTAATAGAAAAGTTAGGACTAAATTATGCCGAATAGCGCA